CTTTTGGGAGGAAGTGAAGCGATGAGCGCCGGCAAAGGCGACAGCCCGCGGCCGGTCAACGGCGACCGCTACCGGCGTAACTACGAGGTGATCTTTGCCAAAGAAGACTCGCTTTCCGACATCCTCGCCAAGGTCCGCGAGCAGTTTCCGTATCCCGCCTGGATATGCCGCCCCTGCGGCGAAGCCCACGGCCGCGGCATGCCCAAGGGCCACGTCTCAACCTGGCACGAAGACCTGTGCGGCGTCTGCGGCAAGGTGACTTCCGTCACCGAACCCCGCGATTTCGCCCACCTAAAAAAATGGCCCATCCTGCCAAAAAACCCTTGACCCTCATGCCAACATTTGCCAACATATGCCTACAGATCACGCCACGACAGAAAGCCGTAAAACGTCATGGCTAACCACGAATACCAACCACCACCGCCGCCCGAACACCACATTACCCCATGGCTCGAAGAAACATTTCGCTTAGTCGATGCAGCCTGCGACCGCTGGGAGCGCCGCCGCGCACAACTTGCCCGGAGGAAGGAAGAAAATGAGCGCGCTGACCGTCAGCTACCTCCTGATTCTTTTGATCGGGATGATTGTCATAGTCGTCCTAGAGGGCGATGACGACGGAGGCGCCGCCTAAAATGAAACGCACCGTTCCCCAAAGCCCCGCCGTCGAGCAAGCCGTCCTCGGCAGCCTTCTCGCCGACCCCAAGCTCATCGACGAGATCGCCGCGCTGCACGCCGATTTGTTTTACACGCCCGCACATCGCCTCATCTACGAGACCATCTGCGAGATCCGCGGCGAAGGCGGCACACCGAACCTCATCGCCACGACCCAGCGCATCGATGCCGCGCACAAGCTCAACTTTGTCGGCGGCGCTGGCGCCCTCACCGAGCTGCTCTCCCAGTCCGCCGGTGGCCCCGCGGGCGTCGAATACCACGCCCAAACCCTGCGCGACCTCCACGCCCGCCGCCGCATCATCGACGCCAGCGTTGCCATGCAAGCCGCCGCCCAGGACATGGCCGCGGACGCCGACAGCGTCCTCCAGCAAGCCGGCGAGAGCGTCCTCAGTCTTTCCCTCACCACCGCCACCGACAGCATGCGCGCCCCCAGCGCCATCGTCCCGGGCCTCCTCGAAGAGCTGGAGAGCCTCATGGCCGGCGGCAAAAAGCTCGGGTTGCAGACCGGCATCCGCGACTTCGACCAAGTCACCGGCGGACTCCGCGGAGGCCAGCTCACCATCATCGCCGGCAGACCTGCCATGGGTAAGTCCGCACTGATGCTCAACATGGCCGACAACATGGCCCGCCGCGGCGTCCCGGTCGTCTATTTTTCCCTCGAGATGCCCGCGAACGAACTCGCCGCGCGAGTCGTCCTCGGCCGCGCCGAGACCAACACCGAGATCATCCGCAACGGCTTCCTCACCGCCAGCATCAAGCACCGCATCTTTGACGCCGCCACGCAATTCAGCACCGAACCCCTCTATGTGGACGACCGCGGCGGCCTCACCCTCTTGGATATCCGCGGCCGCGCCCGCCTCGCCGTCCGCCGCTGGGGCGTCAAGTGCATCTTCGTGGATTACCTGCAGCTTGTCTCACACTCCGGCGCCCAGTCCCGCGAGAACGAAGTCGGCTTCGTCTCCCGCGGCCTCAAAGCCATGAGCATGGAACTCGGCATCCCGGTTGTCGCCGCCGCCCAGGTCAACCGCCAAGCCGAGAACCGCAGCGACAACCGCCCAAAACTTAGCGACCTCCGCGAGAGCGGCAGCATCGAGCAAGACAGCGACATCGTTTGCTTGATCCATCGCCCCGCCTACTACGCCGTCCAAGACGAGGAGCCGGAAGTCCAAGACGCCGAGCTTATCGTGGCCAAGCACCGCGCCGGCCGCACCGGCACGCTCAACCTCACTTGGCGTCCCTCGCTCACCCGCTTTGAAGGCACCGCGCCCGCGGGACGCACCAGCGACAGCAACGGCTCCGTCTACGCACCATCGCCGAAATTATGGGAGGCGCTCAACGAATGATCAACTCCCGCCAAAAAGGCGCCAGCTTTGAGCGCGAAGTCGCCAAGGCATTGACCGCCGAAGGATTTCCGGCCAAGCGGGGCGCGCAAGTCAGCCAAGGATCTTGGGGGATCAGTGCGCCCGACGTGATCGTGCCCTGCTTGCCGGATTGGCACTTTGAGTGCAAGCGCCACGGCCGCGCCCGCTTCGACCTGGACGCCGCCATCGCGCAGGCCCGCCGCGACGCCGGCACCGACCTGTGCGCCGTTATCCACCGCCGCGACCACAGCGAGATGCTCGTCACGCTTCCGTTCAACGAATTTTGCACGCTCCTGCGTCACTCTGACTTTCCTATCCAACCGAAAACACAACCAACCACATAACCATGCCAAATAAAACCATAACCACACCGGCTGGCGTTGCCAGATACCCTCACCTCAACAGTCCTGACAAGAAGTATGCCACCGCGGACAAGCCGCATGGTGAGTACAAAGTCAACCTCGAGATGACCGCCGAGGACGCCGAGCCATTCATCAAACAGATCGAAGCCATTTTCTCAGCGTTCCTCGCCGAGAAAAAAGCCGAGCTGAAAAAAGACAAACTCAAGCAGCACGACGCCCCTTGGCTGGAAAACGATGGCATGACGCAGTTGAAGCTCCGCGTGAAAGCCGTGGGCAAAAGCAGGGAAGGCGAGACCTTTTCTCGCCAGCCCAAACTCTTCAACACCGCAGGCGAAGTCATTACCGACAACATCGGCGGCGGCTCCAGGCTCAAAGTGGCGGTTGTTCCCTACTGCTGGTATACGGCAGCGCTCGGTGCCGGCATCACGTTGCAACCGAAAGCCGTCCAAGTCCTCGACCTCGTCACTTGGGGTGATGGCGGCAGCGCCGTGGCCTACGGCTTCGACGTGAGCGAAGCCAAGCCCGCCGCGCGCAAGACCGGCACGGACGACGAAGAGATCACTTGGTAATTCTTATGCCCAAGAAAAACACCACAGTCAAAAGGGGGGCGGCAAAACGCCGCTCCCCTTCCAAAGCCGCCAAGCCCGTTGAGCCGGATCGCTTCACCGAGGACGGACGCAAAATCGTACGCCTCGAAAAGACCCGCGCACACCAGAAGTATCCGTTGGCAGACGGCACCGACGTTCCCGGCGCCAGCACCATCGCCAAGATCGGCGAGGACAGCAGCGGACTCATCCACTGGGCGTGGAAATTGGGCATGGAGGGCCAAGACTACCGGAAGGTCCGCGACAAGGCCGCCGACATCGGGACCATCGCGCACTTCCTCATTGAGTGCTTCCTCCACAACCACGTTGCCGACCTCTCCGAGTTCAGCCCCGCAGATGTCGAGAAAGCCACCATCGCGTTCAACAACTTCAAGCGCTGGTGGGACGAAGAAGGTCTCACCGTCATTGAGCCGGAGGTTCAACTTGTAAGCGAAACTTATTTGTTCGGCGGCACCATTGACGCACCCAGCCGCGATCGTGACGGCAAGATCGTCCTCCTCGACTGGAAGACATCCAAAGCCATCGTTGGCGCGCACAAAGTCCAGCTCGCCGGCTACGAGCAACTCTGGAACGAGAACCGGCCGGACATGAAAGTCCAGCGCCGCGGCATCGTCCGCATCGGCAAGGAATCCCCAGACGACTTCGAGGTCGCCTGGATGTTCAGCGCCGAGCCGTTCTGGAAGGTCTTCCAAGCGCGTCTCAACCTCCACTACGTCCAGCTCATGGCGAAAAAAGCCGCCTAATGCCCCCACGCAGAACCATAGCAATCGTCCGCAAAAAGTTGGGCCGCGAAAAAGCAGACGGCATGACCATGGGCGACGGCAAAGTCTACATCGATCCCCGCCAATCCGGCGCGGACGAGCTAGACACGGTTCTGCATGAGCTGCTCCACCATGTCTGCCCCGACATGAGCGAGGAAGCAGTCGCCGAGAAGTCCGCCATGATGGCGAGGTCGATGTGGAAGGATAAATGGAGGCGCGTCCACGAATGACCGCCGCCGGCTACATCCTCATCGGCCTCGCCGCAGGCATAGTGCTCGGCGCCCTGGCAGCCTACGGCGGCATGTTTGCCTGGGCCATCCGCTACGGACGCGAGGGGGATGCAGAATGAGCGACACGCCAGAAACTGACAACGTAGCGCGCGGCAATCACGTTGTGCCGGCCGAGTTTGCGCAGGACTTGGAGCAGCGGCTACGCAAGGCCCGCGACACGGTCCATCGGCTTCGCAAACAACGAGCCATTGCCCGCGCCTTCGGCGAGCAACTGGCCATTGGACTAGTCACTAGTCACGCGCCAGCCGCCACCCACCAATGACCTTCACCCCGCTCGTCATCACGACCATCTGCTACGCCATCACTGCGGTGGGCTTTTGGCGCGAAGGAAACGCCGGTCTCGCCGTGGCCTT